CCTCCAATTTTTCAGCTCTTTCACCTCCGCTTTAGTCTCATATAAACGAGGTAGGACATAATCTTCAACTCGCGTTATCTTTTCAATGCCGGTTGTGGTGAGGTAGATGTAAGCGACGGGAACCACATTTTCCTGAAGGGATGGGGGCTGAGGGTCAACGGATTCCACACCCGGGACAAGATTTATATTAGCCCTGTTGATATGAGTCATGGCAACAGCGCGAGGTTCTGTTGTCCCCTGCACGACATCAATTAGAAAATCCCGTGGTTCAACCTCTGTCTCTGTCTCGGAACCCCATACAACCACCGCAACTACTTTTTTGGTGTTCAAGGGCAGATACTGAAAGATATTGAACTCAAGGGCTTGTTCGGAAATGTAGATTTTGCCATCAGCATACAATCTCCCTGGGGCTACTGTTATCTCAGTGGAAGAGTTTTGCGTAACCTCAAAGCCAGTGTAGTGATAGTGTTTAGAGATTGCATCGGTGATAACTGCTTCTATAGACTGGGCAGTAAAGTCTTGTGTGTTGTTCAGGTCTTTTGCCTGAAGTTCCTGCCTGTCTCTGTAAATAACCTTTTTAAACATTTATCGCCTCCTGAATTTTGATTGATTGCCCTGCTGTAATGGTGCCATCTGCTGTTGGCGTTCTTTTTGTCTTTGTGTCTATAAGGATTTTGTCTCTTACGCTTTTGTAGTCGTTTATGAGCTTTCGTGTTTCGTGCAAAGCCCTTTTAGGGGTGGCGATAAGAAATTTAAAGAAAAACCTCGGGTGGGCTTTGTCTTTTACATCTACAAGAAGCTCCGCGTTGTATGGCGGGATTCGGATAGGCTTTTCATCTAAGAAGGTGTAGGCGTTGCGCCGCTGGGGAATTACTTCTGGGTCAAAAAGGCGGAAGCGTTTCCAGATGCGTTTTTCTGCGTCAAGGTCTGTTGTGTGTCCGTGTGTGTATGAAATAAAAGCGATCTTGTAATTGGTGTTTCCTTTTTCTTGCAAGATTTCATATTTGGATGTGATTGGCTCTGTAGAAGGTGTGATGGTTTCTGTGCGGGTGATTGGTTCATAATCGGTGTAAAGGACAGGTAAGCTTAGGGTGTAAAGTCTTTCTTTTGCGTTGTGATTGACGAGATATTTTAAACGGTTTGATTTTGTAAAAGAGCCGTATGCTTTCCCTTCTCTGCGGACTTCTACTTTTTCCTCTGCTGTCTTTTCTTTTTGTGCGAACTGTATAGTGTAAGTTTTGAGGGGTTGAAGGATGCCATTTTTGACTAAGTATGCCCTGTGCCCATAGCGATTTGTTGCAAGCAGACTGCAGGGGTGCAATTTTGCAGAGAGGAAATCTTTCTGGTAGGGCTGGTATTTTTTTCCGGGAAAGGAAAACTTTGTGAGGCGTAGTTCTGGAAAAAGTTCGTAAAATTTAGCTCGGTCTTCATCCGTAAGGGAAAGGCTAAAAGAGGTTTTTATCTCGGGCGTTCTTGCTCGGATAAGCCTTGAACCTGCAAGCTGGCATGCGGTCTTGATGCCCAACAGGGTGCCCTTGCATCGGTGAAGCTCAATTGCCTTTTTGATTAGATTGCGTTTTTCTTGGATTGTCTGTGCTTGTTCGTAGCCTTCAATGTGGAATTGCCAAGCCAAGAGGTCAAGAAGTTTCTCATTCTCTATCCCATCGATGCGAGGATAGATAAGAACATTGATAATGCGATTCTTCAGTCCTTCAAAGCTTGTGTCAAAGGTGTCTACTAAGTGCTGAAGCTCTCTTATGCTTGGAGGGGTAAGTTCTTTAATCATCCACTAAACCTCCGTAGCGAACATTTACATTTCGGGCGTGTGCTATCTGTTCAATAGTGAGTTCCTGCCTTGCAGGAGAGACTAAGTCTACCCTGTAAGCTCCAGCTTGCTTGACAAGCCGTATTAGTTCCTCGGGCAAGATGTCCCTTCCGATTTTGGATTTGGTCCAAGCTATAAAGTCGTTGACTGCCTTCTCTACTGCGGACTGGATGAAGGAAAGTTTGGAAGCGTCTTTCTTATTCACATAGAAGGTTAGATCAATGTCGTATTGGATGATCTCGGGTGCAGAAACTAAGACCTGATCGGTTAAGGGACGCACACGTTCTGAAGACAAATAATCCCGAACAAGGGAAATCATGCTTGCATCCGGGATGTTGCCACCTTTTACGGTAAAGACGACTTTTACTTGACCGGGGGAGGGACTATAGACTTCTACATCTTCTATGTCTTGATGGGCGGAAAGTGTGTGGTAGATGTAGGCTTGTTTGGAGCCTGCGTTAGTAAAGCGTTCAATGGATATTCTTATCCTCTCACGAAAGCGTTCGTCGTCTTCTTCGTCTGCACCATACATAGTCATTGTGATGTTTGAGACAGAGGCAACATAAGGCAATGGGTCCATGAGGTCTTTTATCTGTCCGGGAGAAAAGCCATTTCCTTTTGTGCCTGCTTCGCTACACTCAGCTGGGACATCAACATATAAGCTTCCAGCTGGGATTTTTACTTCCTGCAAAGTTGCAAAATAGAGGTCTCCTCCTGTGGATACCCTTGTTCCGGCAGGGATGACCACATCAAAGTTCAGCGGTTCCGCTAAAGAAAAACGCAGGATGGTTTGTGCTTTTCGGGCGGGAAGTCTTTGAATACCGTAAAACTGTGCGAGGGCGTCAAGGCGTGGTCCGGTTGCATATGCAAGTAAATTCTGCTTTGCAGTTTCGTTTATGGCTATGGCTAAGAGAGTGCTTGCGTAGGTCTGAAGATTGATTAGCAAGCGTTCAGGGTCTGCTGGATAGAGTGGTCGCTGTGTGATGTTTTGATATGCATCAATCAACAAGCCTTCCCAATAAGTTGCGTCTGTCTCTACAAACTTTATATCCATAGCGTCTGCCTCGTTTCTATGTCTTCAATAGCTAAAAGAAGTTCTATCTTTGTCCGTTCAAGGCGTCTATCAAGCTTGACTTCCTTGACTTTGACTCGTGGTTCCCACCTCTCTATTTCATCTACTATGTAGGCTTTGATCTTGCCAGCGGTCAGTGCTGTAAGTGGTTGGTCTATAAATCTATAGAGTTCTGAACCAAACTCGGGACGGTGCACATCCGAACCCTTGGGCGTGGTTAAAATCACACGGATATTTTGCAAGACGCTTTTTACAGCGTCTCGTTCAATAACAGTCATAGTAAAAAGAATGGCGGATCGGAAGGAAGATTTCAAGCAAAGATTTCACAAAGGAGGTTAGGATGAAGCAAAGGAAAGGTTTAAAAGGTCAGCCAAAGATCGGCCAGACTTCGCAAACGTCTTCAAAATAGTCACGAGCTTTTTTTGTCCATTCCGGGTCTATTAGGACATCTGCACCTGTTATCATAAACACAATCAGCCATCGCATCTTCCTATCCTCTATCCTTGTTAAATACTCTTTAGCTTTAGCCCAGTCCCCTCGCTGAAAGTATAATGTGAATAAGTCCTCCCAGATGCTGATGAGTATGCTTTTGGGGTTTCTATATCTTTCACGAAGTCTCTGTAGGTATTCCTCTTTGGTTTTGGGGTAGAAAATTTCAGGCCCAAACCATTGTAGTCTTTCTTCTTCCGTTAGCCCATGGTCGTAAATCGTCTCTATCTCATCCGGGATTGCGTCGTTGTTGGCGCCTTTTAACGATTTCATAATGTCTATCCACCTCCTTTCGGAATTCTTGGTCGCTAACTTTTTCCAGTGCTACAACATCATCTAAAATATTATACCTTTCAATGTCTTCTAACAGATCAACCTTTGTTCCTAACCAGTCCGCAAGCCTCTTCATTATATCATCTTGGACGCCTTCAATTAAGACACCTTCAAGCTCTTTTACTACCTCCTCTTCGTTAATCGTGAATTTTCGCAAAAGATATCTGAACCTTTCAATGAGGCGCTGGTAGCCTGGGTCGGTTTCTATTATCTCTTTCTTATAGTTAGGTATGGTTCCGGGTCTCAGCATGTTTAAAAACCTGTCGTAAGTATGTCTGGCTACGAGCTCAGTAAGCATCTCCATTAAACGCCTGTGGGAGTTCGTAAAATACCGGTTGACCTTAAAAAGGTTTATAGTTCGCAGATGGGTAAATTCGTGCCACAGGGTTTCAAACATCTCTTCATCTGCTTTAGTTAAGCGGGCTTTATTCCTCAAGTTTTGGAGTGCGGATATTAACGCTCCTTCGTATTTCTTGTTGATAAAAATCGTCGCTGTTCTGTTGGGATGGCCTACACAGGCCATTATATAAGTAAGATGCTTATCCTCCTCAACCACCACTTCTTTAGGTGTATAGAAGAAAAGGTCTTTGTGTGTTTCAGCGAAGTCTTTTACCAGTTTTTCTACATCCTGAATGCTACGGAACTCGTATTTATCAATGAAGGCTTGAGGCGGGCGTGGTTGGGCCTGTTTGGCTCCTAAAAGTTTGACAGTTGCGGACGGAGAATCTTTGGAAAACCCAGACAGCCAGCTCTCTATATCCTTCTTCAGTCGTCCGCACGTTTGGATAGCAAGGCTTTCGTCGTTTGAAACCACATAAACACCGTTTTTGACAAAGATGTAGTTCGTTTCATATTTTTGGGTCTGAGGGTTGAGAACTCTCTGGATGAAAACGTGTTCAGGCTTTTTTATCACTTCATAGCTTAGTTGTTCGTATTCTTTGAGGGATTGCACGTTTAACTCTTTAGCGTGCTTTTCAAACTCAGCTTTAAGTCTGCTGGCTTTTGCATCAAAGGTGCCATCGGGATTGCGTCTCCAATCACTTCCGGCATGGGCTTTTACGCGGGCGGTTAGCTCTTCTGGACGCAGGGCTTTTAGCTCAGTGGTCAGTTCCTGCAAAATTGCAGTTTCCTCTAAAGATCTGGGCGGAACTGCTGGTTCTACGACTACCGGGTAGGGTTCTTCAATCTCTTCAATATATGAGACGATTCTGCAACGGCAATGTGGGTGGGCTGGTGGCATCTTTGACGGCATCTGTGGGCTTGAGAGGGTTTTTAGCTTATCTAAAGGGAGGCTTGTCAGGAAGGGCTTTACTTCAGGCAAAGATGCCGGGTCAGACTCTATAAGCTCTAAGGTCCGGATAGCATCTCCCGTATCAAAAATTCTCCCGTCCATTGAACGGCAGTAAGGACATGTTAGCCTGTCTCCCACCGCATCCCAGCGGTATTTCGTAATCCTTGCTTTTGCTATAGCCCTTAGCCTTGCGGAGTTCCGGAGGTGATTGACCGATGTATCTATGATCTGCCTTGCTTTACCCTCTGTTCTTTGCTTGAGATAGTTTCCAAATTCGTTTAGAAAATGCTTTATACCCTCCTGCCCCTTGCCGATAGGGTTTCCTTGTTCTAAGTAATACTTAGAAAGCCACTTGACCACATCTAAGCGGAGTTTTTGGTCTCCTTGAAAGAACTTACCAAGGTAGAAGTCGGTTAAGGAGAGGGCGTAGTTAATAGATCGTTCATCTGCCATGTTGAAGTCTATCCGTAGCGGGAGCCCTTCTGTGGCTTCCTTCTGTGTTTTTTCGTATATCCTTTTGAACTCGGAGTAAAGCATTTCCTTGTGCTCTTGCGAAAGGCGGACCTTCTGTTCTAATTCTTGCATAATGAACCGTGTAAAGTCGTTAAAGCTGATGAAGTAGGGTGCAAAGCGGAAGGCTTCTGCGAGAACGGACTCTACTTTCTTTATAAAGTCAGGAAGGATTCTTTTCAGAAGTTCATCTATGAACTCGTTCCCTTCCGCATCCCAGTCATACTCCGCCATATTTACTCCTCGGGACCGTAGCCAAGCTCTTTTTTGGCTGTTTCAATATCAATGATGCCGGCTTGTAGGAGTTGGATTATTCTTTGAGTTTCTTTGAGTCTTGCCTCGGCTTTCTTTTGAGGTTCAAAATCAGGAAGTGGGTTGAAGATGATGTTCACATCATCTATATCAAAGCCCTTTAGCATAAGGTGTAAGCGGTAGACAAACTCCAAAAAGCGTCTGACAAGTCTTTGAATGTTTTCAAGCTGTGCACTAAAGACATGTAAAGCAACGGTTGCCCAAGTCTCGGTGTAGCCATCTGAGAACCCGAGGACTGCGGGTTGGCTTTTTGCTCCCTCAATCAACCACTTCTCCGCAAGGTCTATGATTTCTCTTATGCCTCCCGCATTTGGTGATATTTCTTTGAATTCTGCCTCTGTCCCGTCAAAATGGAGAAATATGCCTTTACTCATGTTCTCGCTCACCTGTTGTGCGATGTTCTCAAGCCACTTCAATGCCCTTTCCTGATATTCTGTTTCTGTCTCATTGGGCGCTTTTGCAAGTGGCGGGAATTTAACGTCCAAGAAGCCGATCAGCCCGATCTTCTGTGCCAGACCCTTAAGCTCCGTGATCATGCTTTCCACGACTTCTACGATGGAGAGGGAAGCAAGGAACGGAGGGATTGCGTAGGGCGAATCTTCAAGCGTCAGCAGAGGCAAGTATTTGTAAGTCATTGGATTGAGTTTTATAGGTTGTTCCATGCCGACCCACTGGTAGGGTTCGTATTCATCTGTTTCCTCGTTATAGACAAAATACACAGTGGAAGCTGGGACAAACACAACTTTTTTTACGCCTTGCAATTTTTCATCCACAACCACCTCTGCAGATATGGCTCCAGCGGTGTTTATCTGTGCGATTAGTTGATTAATGAGGTGGTCTGTGTTCAAAAGGAAAGCAAGTTCTTTGAGTTCCTCTCTTGCCTTCTCTGCATCTTTCCCTTCCACCTGAACAGTATGCCCGGTGTTTGCCAAGTTGATTGTTAAGTTGTGCACTTGCGAAAGAATAGGGTTTGCAACAACTGCTTTGGCTATTGTGTTTAGCCATTCTCTTGGATACTTAGGATTAACGAACTTATACCGGACGTCAAGGGTTTTAGGGTTTAGAACCTTCTCGGACTGGATTGAGACTCTCGTTTTCGGAAGGTCGGCTAAGTTTATCTTCTCGGAACCAAACAACCGTTTAAAGTATCGCACTAAGTCCATATCTCAACTCCCTTTTCTGGTTTGCAAAAAACACGGGCAAAAATTCTTTTGTTTCCTCTTGGCTTGATGCATGCAAAGCTAATGCCAAACTCCAAAAACGGTCTGCGTGGCTGTCTTGGGTTTCTCCCTCGTAGCGGATATTTCCACTGGGAGTAAGTGTCTTCTTCACAGAGTGCAAATCTTCAATCAAATCTTTATCGGGCGGTATGCTGATAATTTTGTCTTCAAAAACTGCTTTTACTCTACTTGCAAGTTCTTCTTTTGCCTTGGCTGTGAAATACACCCGCAGAACCTTAAGCTCTCCCCACTTCTTAGCCAGTTCTTCTGCCAACTGCATGCCTATTCCTGTTTCGTCTATTGCAACTCTGCGGGCGTATGCGGTCAGGTGGTCTATGGCTTTGAACTGTTCGGAGAAAGGAAGCTTTCGCAGAACTTCCTGCTTGCGTAGATAATACCTGCCTGCCACCTTTTCCAAGATGCTTATCACCGTCAAGTCATGTCTTCTTCCAATGTCAACGCCAAGATAGACATCTCCAGTCAATTCTCCTATGTCTGCTTCTATGCCCTCTACGGTGCAAGCATGGATTAACTCATAGGGAAGCAAGACAGCTTCTTCGTCCATAAACTCGCACATATACTCTTGAAGCCATATATCCTGATTGGGCACGCCCTTTCTTAACTCCTCCACGTCCACATCAAGCCCGAGGCTTACTGCGTCATAGATAGTTAGCTTCTGTCTGAACCAAAGTTCGTTTCCCTCTGACATCTGCCAAAGGTGTCCAAAAATATCGTTTTTTGCCCTCGGAGTTGAGATCACAACAAGCTTAAAGTCCCTGTTTCTCGTTATGCTTGGGAATATAGCTTGATAGACTTTATAGCCGTCTTTGAAGAATGCCGCCTCTTCTAAAATTACATCACCAGTCAAACCACGCACGCCGTCCGGGTTTGCGGGAAGCCCGATAATCCGAGAACGGTTTGGGAACCTGACCTCAAGCACGTTGGTCTGAGTATCCTCAAAAAACTCCACATCACCAGTTAGTTTACCAAGCTGTCTCAAAAATTCCACATGCCTTTTTACCTTCTCCATGAGTTCTTTTGACTGTCTTTCTGTGGGTGAGATGATGGCTACGAGATGGTTTTTTCTCTCAATAGCACGCAAGACTGCAAAAAGAGAGACCACGAAGGACTTTCCCGTTTGCCTTGACCACATGAGGATGGAATACTTTTTCTCAAGCATTTTCTGAAGGGCATAGCGTTGATAAGGAAGGAGGAGTTTTTCAAACTCCATATATCTCCTCCTTTACAAGCTTCAAAAACTCTGGGTCTATGTTCCTCTTCTTGCCCTCTTCCTCTATCTTTTCCATCGCTTTCTGCAATTTTGCAGAGACGTATTCCTCTAAACTCTTTGTCATCTGTGTGAGTTCCTTAACTGCCTTAATCAGTTCTCCGGGTTCTTCAAACTCCATAAAGTCTATGTCCTTTACGAATTCCAGCACATGCTGGGTGAGTATGGAGACAAGGGCGGAGAGCATAAAGCTGGTTGGCTTGTTCTGTGTTTCTTCAACAAGGATTTTTATCTTGTCCCACCATTCGTTGTATTGTTTAGCGAGTTCTTTGTAGTCCCGGTAGGCACGATGGATGCTTGAGCGTGAGATGTCGTAGCCTTCTGAACGCAGTAGGCTTGCTATTGTCCTAAAGTCTTTTTTCTCTTGTTCGTAGAGATATACGATACGCTGTATTAGGTCAAACAGTTCTGCCTTCTTGCGTTTTGCCATTGTTCAATCCTCTGGAGGGAGGACAGTGTCATCTATGATCTCGCCATCAAGTAGGTCAATTCCTTTTGGAGTGATCTTGTAAAGCGTTCTGTAGCGTCTTTTGTCGTATGGAATAGCAACCTTCTTAACTTCCACATAGCCCTTATCAACGAGGTATGCGAGTGCCTGCCTTATCTCAGTATCCCTGTGGTATTGATAGAAAACCGCAATCACTTCAAGCTCTTCAATCTCCCGAGGGTAAATTCTCTTCAAAAAGTCTAAAATCAAACCTCTCAAGCTTTTAGTCATTTTTGAACCTCCCAAAGTTTGTCCAAAACCTTTGAAAGTTTGTCCTCAAGCTTCTGTATTTCTGCCCTCCATCCGCTCACATCGTGATAGTATTCCTCTTTTGAAACGCCGTATTTCTGCAAATCTTCAAGCTTAGAGATAA